ATTATATAGCCTACTAGATCGTCTCCACTTGCCAAAGCCTGGTCTTGAGAAGTAGCTCTTAGTACAACTCCACCTTGACTTTCGAAAAGGTAAGTTCCACCAGTCGCAGCAGTGCCAGCACCAAAAGTTTGGTATCCAGCAGTGTCCACGTCTAAGCCATTTACAAGCCCGTCAGGATCTGCAGTAACTGCAGTTCCGTCTGTGTTAGTATAAGCGTCCCATCCTAAGTCTAATGTAGCTGAACCAGTAGTCCAATTTACATAAGCGCTTGAAGATGCTAGCAGAACTCTCACTTTACCTGCTGGTAAAGAGCAAAGAGCAACAGATGATGTTGCGTCTCCAGCTCCGTCTTGATCATGCGTAAAGTAAGCAATTCTTACTCTTCCGTGATAATCATGAACAGGGTTTTGTGTTACGGGAGTCGACGTAGCGTTTGTATACTCTGTACTTTTTTGAGTTGTTACAGCCATGTTATTCTCCTATTATTCTGCACACTTGATTTCTAACACTTTGCCCTCTTCCATTCGAGTTGCCCCGAAAGAAGCTGAACAATATACTTGGGTAGAGTTTCTTTTGTCACGTCTAGGCCCAATATCAACATTGATATCTGCCCCAACAGCCATAAGAAGACCGCTCTTAGCATAAGCTATAACTCGTCTGTGACTCGATGCGTCAGTTGCAACTCTTTCAGTTCTTACAAAATTGAAGCCCATGAATGTACTAACTTCACCAGCAACTAAAGCTTTGATTGTATTAAAATCAGAGCTAGTTACTTCAGTAGTTTGTAACAGATCAGTGACTTGCTTAGAAGTTACAATAACAAATCTTGGATCTGAAGGATCAGTCTCATTCGCGTCCAATAATTGTTTTGCTTTTCTAAGTTTCGCAATTGTAAGGCCCGAGTTAGTCGCGCCTCCTGACTCAACATAGTTTACAGCGATTTGACTAGCTGCGTCATGTGGTACAGAAGTTCCACCAGTTTTACCTGATTTCGCTGAACCAAATGCTGCGCCGATGATTACATCATCCATTTTTCTGCCAAGTGCCCAAGCGGCGTTTTGCGCGTAAGGAGATGCTGGGTCGATAAGAAGTCTTATTCTATCAGTTCTATCGATCATGTCCGCCCAATCAAAATCTCTTAATGATATTTGTCTTCTATCATGTGGAGTTGAGATTAGAGGAGTATCAGAATGTCTAGAAGTTACCTCTACCGCATCAACAGATCCTATACGATCATAGTATTCAAACTCACTGTTTTGTGATTCAACACGTACAAATGGTCTAAGTTTTGAACCTTTTTGTTGTAAAAGGTGCTCAACATTAGCTCTATACTGTTGTACAAAAGCAGTTGTTATTTGTGTTGACATACTATTTGCCTCCGTTGTGTCATTTATTGTTAATCGAAAACGCTACCCAAGTATTTACCTTAGACATTTTCTCCCCTTGTTTACGTCTGTGGGTACTGTCGACGGATGGACCTTGCGGCTACCCATCATTATACACTATATAACTAGTATATAAATTCGTACATAATTATTTACGCCGGATTAATCGGAGTTTCATCAGGGTATGCTAATTTAAACAATGAATCCATTTTTTTCACTGCTTCAGCATGTCCTGGATTATCTCCAGATTGATAAGCCGACATAAATGTCTGATCCCTGTTATATCTAGCAATTTCTTGCTTAGCTTGATCAGGGGTCATTATGAAACCTCTATCTTGAACAGAGTCTGATCTACCTTCGGCTAATCCTTCGCCGATTTTAGCAAATAACTTAACCATCATAGGATTATTTCCCATTCCGGAGTTATCTAGCCATTCTTTAAGATCGCCATCTCCATAAGTATCTACTGCTCTAGAAGCTAGCTCAACTCGTTCATTATAAGCTTTTCCAAATTCTTTTTTAAGAGAATCTACCCATGCAGAAGTTTGCGCTGCAGTATTTTCTCCTTCAGAAGAAGATTTAGATTGAATATACTCATGATAGCCATCATATATTGCTTTAGCTTGGTTAGGATTTAATCCTGCCTTATAAGCTAACTCTTTATACTGAGTTTCAAAGCCCTCATCATATTCTAGCCCATCAGGTAACGCTGGTCTTTCACCAAAATCATATAGATTTGATGTTTCAGGTCTTCCTAATTGACTATGAAAGGCACTTATCTCTTCATCAGTAGCACCTTCTCCTGGTAAAGCTATTCTATTTTTACCTATTAGTTTTTGGCCATTTATATAACTTTTAGCCATAGCACCGACATCTTTAATGTCAGCAATTGAAGGGTCGTTTCGTACATCATCAGGAAGCCCAGATTTCCAATCTGCAGGTGCTTGTGTTGTTGCATCTGTAGCTGGAGCGTCCGAGCTACCCGTTAATACGGACCCAGTTTGTTGTTGATCACTCATTTATTGCCTCCTGGTTGATCATGTTTTTAAAGTCCTCAGGTTTCTTTCCTAGAAACTTGAGTATTGACACAACAATACGTCTCATACCTTCGTTATGAGCTGTACCGTGTGAATCACCTTGAACGTAAGTACTTTCAAAGATGAATCCTGTTTTACAAAGATGAGATAATACTATTTCGCCATCTTTTGTTTCAAAAACTTTTTTATAGTGCTCGTTTACTTTTTCTAAACTAAGCTGTTTGTTTTTAGACAATCTGTCCCTCTCTATTTGACTTATTAGCATCAGCTACATTTTTATTAGCTTCACTTTGCATTTTAGCTTCCTCAGCTTCTTGCATAGCTTGCATTTGTTCTTGTCTTTCTTGTCTTGTTTGTTCTACTTGCTCTTCAGTATTTAATATTTTTGCTGGAGCATCTAATAAATGATGGAAAAATCTAAATGTCTCATCAGTATTCATATTATCTAATAACTCAGGTTTAGATTGGAATAGTGGAGCCATACTTTCAAATAGTCTAGTAATAGTCATTAATTGACTAGATTTTTGAGCTCTAGCTAATGGAGAAGTATATGTAATCTTTAACTCTTGGCCTTGAATAGCAGAAGGAGGAAGAGGTAACATTTTCATTCTACTCATAATATTAAATACTCTATTAATTAATGGGCCAAGAAACTCTACTTGTAATCTGCCAATCATTGGTCCCATAAGTCTCATTTTTTCTTCTTGTCTAGCTACAACTTCTGTAGCAGTCATATTAGGTGAACCTTTTTGATCAGGCATTTGCATCCAATCTACATGGAACGCGGCTCTTATGTGTTCTCTTCTATTATTTAATAAATCAAATCCTATATCAGGTCTGCCTTTTGTTTCTAATGGCTCAATTCTATCCTGAGTTCCAGAACGATAGAAATTAAGACCACCTGGAACAGTTCTCACAGGTAATATAAATCCATCGTCAGGAACCAGTAAGGGAGGATCAGTTAGCTTTTGAGCAGCTTTAATAATTGTTTTCATCATTGCATTTACCATTTTAATATCAGGTAAAGATGTCATAGATGGCGATCTACCATATATTTCACCTGCAACTTTAGACCATCTAGGTACCATATAAGGAAACTCGTCAAAGCCTCCCTCTTCTAATAAAGTTTTTTCTTCAAGTAAAATATAACAAGACTTAAAAGCTTTTTTAGTAGGTTTTTTAATTGGCTCTCCATAACTTTCTGAAGGCTCAACTGCATGTATAACTTCAAATTCTCTGTATGGATCTTTTTGTGAAATCTTTATAATTTTTTCAGGTACAGCTTCTCCAAATCTTTCTATTAGCTGTCTGCCTGTTCTTTTATATTTTCTATATAATGTATCTACAAAGCCTTGATCATTTTCTTGTATAAAACAATCAGCTAAGTGAAAAGTTCTAAATGTAATACCAGCTCCTGGAGTATCTTGTACCATCATAACAGCAGTACCAAATGAACCTAAATCTAAATATAATTCATGTGCTTGTGAATTAAAATTACTATCAGGTATATTAAATACTCTATCATATAATATGTTAGTACAAAGATTCAGCCATTCTTTAACATTGTGTTGTTCATTAATAGCATCATCATAAGTTGATAAACTAAACCATCGTTGAGATGGAGAAGTTAAAAACCCTTGTAAGCCACTTGCTAAGTTTTCGTTAGCTAATGGTGCTGTCGTATCAAAAATATTATCGTATCTTGATGTATCACCTCTGTATCTAATTGTAGAAAAGTCACCTCTATTTGGGTTAACATATTCACCACAATCTTGCCAAAGATTTTCCCAAGGAGTACGATAACTTTTTAATGACTCTTGTTTAGTTATTATTCTTGTTACTAAGTCTTCCAAGTTATGCTCCTAATAATGTTTTCTTAACTATTTCAGCTTCTTCAGTTACACCTTGTCCACCTGTTAATATAGTATTTTTTCTACTATATTTACTTCTAACATTTTTCCTTGCCGCTGTACCTGCTGGAGCCGCTGTTGCTGACTTAGGCGCCGCTGGTGGTGGCGGTGGTGGTGGTGGCTTTGGAGCTGAGAAAATTTTTCGTACTGCACCGCCCATAGCTATCCTCCTAACACGTTATAATTACTGTCGGCAAAACTTGGGAGATTCTGCCTGTTTTTATTATTATCCCTTGTTCCCAATGCAAGGTATCTAAATGCGTCAGAACCGTGACTCGACCAGTCATGCAACGGTCTATTTTTATAAAC